CCGGGTTATGAACCCGGGCCACTCTGACTAAATTAATAATAAGAGTGTCAGACATCTGGACACCTGTCGTTTAACCCACGACGGGGGCTTGGATGACCCAAGATCTTTCAGGTGTAGCCGAATTGGAGACCGCCTTGATAGACGTCCTTAACACTAAGGTCTGTGCTCACCAACCGGTGACCGGACACTTAAGATTTGGATTCCTATTAAGGAATCTTCATTATAAGCATCACGATCGGGATACCCTATCCTGAGACTCTACCTGTAGTAGAGGCATGGACCGATAGGATCACTATCCTAAACGGTTATCGCATGGCTGTACGTCCAGGGGAGATTTGGAGCAATACTCCAAGTGAAAGCGACGTTGAATGAATTTGGTTACCCGCCAAATGATTGCAGCCTGGGCCCCGGAAAGGGGACCCAAAGCATTGTCCTTTGGAGGATAAACTCGTGTGAGATTAGATGCCTCACAGAGCTGGCCAAGTCAGTTCAACGGAGAGCTGCGGTGGAACCACGGTGCACCCCCATGCTTCTTTAATCCGAGATCGTATCAAAGAAAGGAGGAGACCGAGGTGTGCTTAGGGTGAAACCCCAGTACCGTTAGGGTAAAGGAGATTCAGGCCCTCACAATGCAGTGACAGCGATAGTCATTTCTGACATATCTTATCGGGGGTTCGCGGAATCTCTCACGAGAGTGAAAGTGAATCAGCCCTTATCCAGGACTTCATCACGACCTGTCTACCCCCCACCCGGGGGGAGAGGAGGTCGCTGGATCCTAGCTCTGGCCCAATCTAAATTAAACACAATATTTCTATCATGCTTAAATTAAATCGTTCCATTACTGCTCACCATTTTCACACATCTGTTCTCCTAGGTGATGAACAGAGGTTCTTGATAAATGCCGTGGAGTTTACTAGGACTGGTGTCCTGGCCCTGCACCCTGCAGAGCGTTCAGTTGCTCAGTGGTCATTACTGGTAGACTGGGATCTTCAACGGTCCCGACCATACGTGGTCGTGGATCCTCTTGACGAAACCGGTTTACTGTATTTGAACAAAGCTGAGTACCTGAAACAGCAAACTGTTTGTGCATCCAATTCACTAGACCTTAAGGTAATCGCCCGGCCAGGAATCAGACCTCCGGTCCCCATTACCGAAACATCTTCTCCTTCTCAAAATTCCCCATGGGGGATTAGATTGGAAGAGGGTTGGAGCAAAGAATTTGCCGACCCTTGGGCCCGTTTTCTAAAACTACGTGCAAACGTAGCTAGACTGGTATCCAGAGTTGAAGGTTCAGCGATGGTTTCAGGAGAGAGAGTCGAAACTCTCGTTCTGTCCGTGTTCCTGTGGGTTAGATCCCTATCCCACTACATGGAGCTGAAGAATCCTGAGACCCAGGGCGCCCACTTCCAACCTCTGATTGATCACCTGCGGAAAATCCACAAACATAACGGTCAGTTTGCAGTAGTGCAGCATCTTAAGCTGTCACTATTTGCACTGTACTCGTTTATCAGCGGAAATCCCGTCCAAAGCACAACACACCTTGGTCAGGGAATGAGGCTAAGAACGTGTGGCCTCCCTGTTTCGTTTGGTCCTGTAATGATAGAAAATATCAAAGCAGGAAGGATAAAAGCGATTCGCCTGATGGCGTCTCTACTTAATCTTTACAGAGCGCTCGATGCTCCACACCCAGAAATGAGTGTGAGCTCGATCACTGCTGCCCATCCGGATCTAGAGAGTACACCCGAACTTGCCGAATTCCGGAGATTTCTGAAGGAAGTTTATCCCAACATGCTTCTCTCGGAGATCAACAGTAACAAGGATGAAGATCCTATGTCACTGTCATTCCATTACCGATCTGGTGTGGGTCACTTGGTTCAGTCTGCTGGTGCTAACGTTACCGGTCCTGCGATGGGTTCACTGGTCCTTGATGCGAAAGCGTGGTTTACCCAAACCACGAATCACGTCTTGGATTGGTTCACCCTTCACGGGGACCTTACAATGGCAAACCTAATGTCCATTATGGCGAAGGAGGCTCACTTCGGAAACGAAGAGAGCCCTGATCATCACTTCCCAGGGTGGGAAGGAAGGTCAGAAAGTGGTGACATCATAAATGTCACTGCTTATGCCTTACCTACGTGGGCAACAAGGCGGCCAAAGGGTTTCGATGGCACTACAGGCTTTACAGGTAGACTCCATGCGATAGACGAACCCGCCGGTAAAGTCCGGGTGGTTGCTATCTGCGACTATTGGACTCAAGCTGCAATGAAGTCTGTGCATGATCACCTTTTTCGGATCCTTAAGAGAATCCGGACTGATGCTACTTTCGATCAGTCAGGGGTGGTCACTGCATATTTCCAGAGAGGACTCAGTCCTCACTGGTCTTTCGACCTAAAAGCAGCCACAGAC